AGATAGACAAGTCATCCATCTTGAATCTAGTAATAATACAAGCTTTAAATATACTCTTGATCGCTTCTAGGATCTGAGCACTATCATTCTCTTCGAGTGCTAGGATCAGAATCTTCTGTTCTTTAACAAGGAAGGGACGATATTTTAGTTTCTTCTTAGACGAAGGTACAACCAACTCATAGGTTGGAGTGATTATATCAGGTAATGGCATAATAAATTAGTCCGTATATATTATATATCAGCCTTCTACAGGGATTACTTTAGGTACAGCGAACGGTACATACTCAGCATACTCATAGTACATTCCTATACTCAACTTCACAACTCCAGATCCAGATGAACTGTAAGGTACAGATGACATCATATAAGGATATGAGTTGATTAGTTTGATGGTGAACACGTGGTACTGGTCATCCTTGTATGAGTTACTACCTGCAGCAGGATACTTCTCATACTTCTTGATGATAGTATCAGCAACATAGTCAGAGTAATAGTTCTGTGTCAATGCTCTCTGTAACTTACCGAAGTTGCCTTGTTCAGCACCTTGTATGAAGTCTTGCCATCCTCTAAAAAATCTATATGCTTCAGATGTGACATCAAGTATGAATGACAGATCCATCTCATTATATACCTTTGCCATTGCTGGCTTCATATTAATTCCTTTATGTACTGACTTGACATCCTGACTTGTTAATGAGGTGCCAGGTATCTGGATCTCGTTTGCGAGATCAACCATAAGTTTGTTGAAAGAGAGTTGCTCTATACCATACTCTACTAATCGTGTCTTTAATAAATTACTGACACCACCAAACTCCAGATCATATTGGTTGGTAGAACTAGGTCCTCCACTGTTTTGTAGATCTGCTAAGAATGATGTAACGCTTTTGAGAGTCATAAATAACCCATATGGGGTGGTATTTTTATTTATGTCTCTAAAACAAGGAAAGTTCAAACCAAAGTACTATAAGAAGTACAATGGAGATCCCACTGACATATTTTATAGGTCAGGATGGGAACTTAAGTTCATGAACTGGTGCGATATGGATAGTAAAGTTGTTAGTTGGTCGTCAGAAGAGATAGTTATCCCATACAAGTGCCCTACAGATAACAGGGTGCATAGGTATTTCCCAGACTTCTGGGTCAGAGTCAAAGAACCCAAAGGAACCAAAGAGTACCTAGTGGAGGTGAAACCATTGAAACAAACAATGGAACCAAAACCACAGAAACGTCAAACCAAACGATACATCACGGAGGTGTTGACCTATGCTAAAAACGATGCAAAGTGGAGGGCAGCTAAGGAATACTGCCTCGACAGAGGAATCGAGTTCAGAATCATCACAGAACGAGAGCTCAGAATTAACTACTCTGCTCCAAAGTCTAAGGGGAAGCAAGCTAAGCAAAGCTCAACTAAGAGAAAAAATATTTGAAGCACTCTATGATAATGCTACTGAGCAACCAGAGGTAGGTAAGTTCTACTTCTTTGAGTATGACCCGAAGTTTAGAGATAGTTTAAAGAAATGGGATGAGTACCCACTAATAAAACTCATGGAAATTAAGAAGAATATGATGTTAGGAATGAATATTCACTTCCTCAGACCAAAAGCTAGACTTGGGGCACTAAATAAAGAGGAAGCACCTATGTCGACGCTTCGCTACTACATACCTAAGAATGCCGATAACTTGTTCTTCGAGATACCAGAGGAAGACATGCAGGCAATGAGTCAACTACCACTAGAACAATTCCACACAAATAGATGACATCTGGAAATAAAGTATTATATGGAGATTATAAGGAGTATCCTAAAGGAATAAAGGATATACCTTTTGCTTCGTATTTAAAAATTACAAGGTATCAGTATAATGAAGGTATCAAGAAAGCAAGAGCTGGTGGAGAACAGGGTGCTTTTGGTGCTCTAGGTAATGAAGCAACCCAGAAGATCGTCGATTCAACAAGAGGTGCAGCAGCATTCACGTTTGGTGGACTAGACAAGCAGTCTGGTGAGCTGAATAGATTTCAAGCAGAGATTTCAGCAATAGCTAGGAGTCAGATGTCCAAAGGGGCAGATAAGAAGAAAAGAGACGGATCTCTTAAGAAGATTAAGGAAGGAGACTATAGCAATATATCATTCCCCATCAAATTACAAGATGGAACAGAAGTAGAAACCAGTGCTGAGTTAGCATCAATAAAGAATAAAGCAATAGAAGTTGCCAATAGCACATCTTCAATATATTTCTTACCCATGCCTAATGAGTTTCAATATTCATATGGAGCAGAGTGGGGAAATACATTCAAGTTGGGCACCATGGCAAGATTACTTGATGATCCAGCTGGAGCTGTAGGTCAAATGGCTGCCACAGGTGCAGTGGGTGCAGCGGGTAATGCTCTCTCACAACTGGGTTCTGAAGCTTTGGAAGGAGCAGGTGGAGATATATCTCAACTTCTTGGTTCTGCATTTAAATCAGCAGCAGATCCATTAGGGCAGAACGGAAATATTGCAAATCCAGTTAACGTGTTAGGTCTAGCAGGGTTAGCACCTAATGAGAATGCTATCATGTTGTTTAGTAAAATGACTATGAGAGATTTTAGTCTATCGTTTGAGTTCTTCTCACGTGACGAGAATGAAGCGAACGACGTTGATAGAATCATTAACGGATTCAAGACGGGTATGCACCCAACAGCAAACACCAACGCAACGGGAGGTGTACTGGGGTTCCCAGATGTGTTCCTATTGGAACCATGGTTCGGTCTAACTGATGAAGATGGTAATGTTAAAGACGGTGGTAGTCCACACCCAATGATGCCACGTTCTAAGATGTGTGCTCTCACAAGTCTTTCAGTTAACTCTTCACCATCTAACAATTTTGTAACTACAAAAGATGGTAAGTTACCACTACAGACTGTTATTATGAACTTCTCAGAGACAACAGCACTCACACGTTCAGATCTAGATACAGGAAAATTCTAATGAGTTTATTTGAAAACGCACCCAATGTAGTATACAACTATACCGATCAAATTTTAGATCCGAAAATTTATACTGCGAAAAATTTATGGAGAAGAAATGACATCAGAGACGACTATCTATCAAACGTCGTACTATTTGATGACTTCTTTATCAATCCTGGCGAAACACCAGAGTCTATAGCATTTAATTATTATGAGAGAGCAGATTTTGGATGGACTATTCTAATAGTAAATGACATCACTAACTTCCATGAGCAGTGGCCAAGGTCAGCAACAGCATTAAAAGAGTATGTGTACAATAAGTATGATAATCCTGACTATGTGATGATGTATGAGACAACAAATGTTGTAGATGCTTTAGGTCGTCAGATCGTGAAAGAAGGATTAAGAGTGCCTTCTAACTATCAGGTGACATACTATGATGGTACAGCATCTGCGGGTGTAACTGTAAATCCAGTGTCACCAGTGACATACTTTGAATATGAACAGAGATTGAATAATGAGAAGGAGAAGATACAATTAATAAAACCCACCTATATCCAAGAGTTCGTAAATATATACGTAGCCTCCCTTCATCAAGGTGGGTCTTTAGTTGTAGGTCAGTCTAAGACTGAAATTAAAATAGACTAAGGAACAAATCCTATTCCTGTGTCAGGTAAATCGCCTGGATCAATAGTATAAGTAAATCCATCGTCCGTGAATGATGGAAAATCATAACCCAGAGCATCACCTAGAGCATCCATATCGCCACCGACTCTTTCGTTAGAGAAGGTGGTTTTGTGGTCTTCATCGAAGATTTTTAATCCTGCGTCTGTTAACACATGGTTGTACATCTTCTCGAATACACTTGGTGGTATGGTACAAATATGAGCACCGTTCCAGAATGCGAGTGTAACCTTAGCAACGTCACGAATAGATGCTGCCAATACCTCAGTATGGATACCATGTTTCTTGTAGATATCAACTATAGAACGAACAACTTCTACACCTGAGTGAGAGTTGTCTTCTAGTCGACCAACAAAAGGTGAGACATATGCTGCCCCTGCCTTTGCTGCTAGGATTGCTTGTGCTGTACTGAATATTAATGTTACGTTAACTCTAATTAATTCTTTTGAAAGAATGTTACAAGCAAGGAGTCCGTCTGGTGTACACGGAACCTTGATTGTAGCACAGTCACCAAACTTTGCTTTTAGTCTACGACCTTCAGAGATCATAGCTTCGGCATTGCCTACGACTTCCATAGAGATATCACTGATTCCTATGTCTTTGAGTTTTTGATACACCTGTTCTGGGTGTCTGCCACTCTTCATTATAAGGGTAGGGTTGGTTGTTACACCATCAATAAGACCTGTTTCGTATGCGTCTTTAATTGCCCATACGTCAGCGGAGTCAATGAAAATCTTCATAGTTATTCGTTAGCAAGTTTAGCAAAGTAGGATAATGCGTCATCTTCTTCTTCGTTTGGAGCAGATGCCGACTTGAAGGATGGAGCTGCGGATGCTGCTATCTCAGTAGCACCTTTGACCTCTCTATACTTTCCTTCTGACTCATCTTCCAACTCTGCGTCTGGGACTCTACGAGTTGGTTGAGTAGCACTAAGAACTGTCTGTAAACGAGTCTCTAACTCTTCAAAAGTTTTGAACTTATCAGCAGCAGTGAAGTCAGTTAGACTGTACTGTTGTGACCATAGTGTCTCTAACTCTGAATCATCAAATCCTTTTAGTGTGCTTGGTTCAGCAAACTCAGACTTGTCATAGTTCCAATAACCTTCTACCTTTCTGATCTTCACCTTGAAGTCAGCACCCTTCCAAAAATCGAATGGGTTGATAGGGGTCTCATCAGCAAATGCGGGTTGCATTGCTTCGGTAAGTTTATCAAAAATCTTCTTACCATACTTGTAAAGGAATACTCTTCCTTCGTTTGATGGATTAGCAGGATCTTGTACAACATAGATGTTGCTGTAGTAGGAGAGTTTTCTCTTCTGCTTACGAGCAGTCTCTTTGTCAGAGTCTTGTCCACTATTCCATAGTGTTCTGTTTAGGTCTGAAACAGGATCTTTTTTGCCTAAAGTTGTGAGAGAGTTCTCGATATACCATCCACCAGGACCTTGGAAGGCATGACTCCAAACTTGTGCCCAAGGAAGGTCTTCTCCATCGGGTGCGGGTAGGAACCTGATTACTGCGTAACCATTGCCCGCTTTGTCTACTTCTGGTTTCCAAAGACGCTCGTCGGCACCTCTGACCTCAGTCTTGTTAAGTGACTCTGCCTTTGTTAGTAGGTCAGTATAACTTGACTTTTTAAGTGAAGCAAATGACATGTATTTCTCCGTATTGTGTGTATTGTGCTATGTGATCGCACGTTCTATTTATAGCAAAAAAGAAAGTCGTTGACAAGGCTTTCAGACTTTTCCTTGCCAAACTTTTGTGCTAAGTAAGGACCCACTGGATCCAATCGAGTCATATAAGTATCAAAGTCCTTATACACGTTCGTGTCTGTCCCTTTCGGTTGATTTAATTCTACCATCTCTTTGTATTTTGTCAAGTACTTCTTGAATGTGTCGAGGTGCTCATCAACCTCTTCCATAGGGCAATACCTGACATATATGTTCTCTGAGAAGTGATTACCACGTTCAAAGAAACGGTAGTCTTCAGTACATTTTGGTAGGTCATCTACACCGAACAGATACTTCTCTGTAGGGTGTTGGAAGTCAAAGACTATGATGACTCTCTTCTGTGTGAACCCCATGAGATCCATGCCGAAGCATGGTAGATTTGATCCAGTGTTAGGATAGATGATCGTATTATATACGTGCGTCTTGTCACTCCATATGTCTACCTCTCTAGACTTGATGAAGTGCTTATTCTTGTAAGTCTTAGCAGTGAGGTTAGTACCTTTACCTTCCCACTCTGCCCATGTGTTCTGATATTCTAAATCAGGGAAGGTGTTCCATACTGCTTCCTTCCAGTTTTTCCATAAATTCATTAGTTAAAGATTCCGTACGGTGTCAAGTCATATTTTACCTTAGCAATGCCCTCATGTTTTACACGTGTGGGTTGTCCTATCTTTTGTAAGATGTCGCCAGGTATTTTCTTTTTGGTTATGTCATAAGGTATAGGTGCGTTTGATACGCACACCCTAACACACTCCCATTCTTCTTCAGTTAATTCAATGTGGGTCATAGTATCTAATGAGTGCTCCTGCTACAGCAACAAGCACTACAACAAT